ATAGTAAGGCCCAACGAAGGCTATCCTAAAGGATGGTGGCATAAGGTGCATATGTTTGATCCAAGCCTTGGACTCAAAGGCAGAGTTCTATATATGGATCTAGATGTTATTATACACGCAAACATAAACAAACTAGTTGCCAATCAAGGTAATCAGTTTATGGGTATTAGAGATTTCAATCGTAAATTTAATCCCACTTGGAATATACTAAACAGTTCTGTCATGAGTTGGCCTGCAGGGCTTCATCCAGATATCTACACCGTTTTCAAAACTGATCCAAAAAAGGCACAAAGAATGCACGGTGATCAAGATTGGATCTGGCATGTGGCCAAATCTCGTATTACATTTTGGTCCGACAGATGGATACAAAGTTATAAATGGGAAATTCGGGATCGCAGTGAAATTCTGTACAGCGGAAATAAACGAGTATTCAAAACTACAAGAAACGTGGCTATACCTAGAGACTGCTCAATTTGTGTATTTCACGGAGATCCAAATCCTCATGAAGTTCAGGATCCATATGTGCTTGACAACTGGCGATAAAGATGTTATACTTACAGTATGACATTTACTACACACCAAAGTCAAATTCGTACAATCAAACAAGATGATCCTAGGTTTCATATTGTTGATAAGTTTGTTCAAGCACCGCGAGCAGGATTTGAAATCAATCAACGTATTCCCTACGAATATAAATTGATTTTAACAGAATGTCTTGATCGTGGCTGGATCAAACCCGTAGCGTATATGACTGAACGAGAACTTCTTATTTCAGGATTATCTAATGACTAAACGAATTGGCTTTGCCTGCAAATGGATTGACCGTCCTGATCAAGTAGACGGCATTAAACCCAAAGACGACTGTAAGAAATATAATACAGGTGCTACAACTGTGGCTTGGTTAAATAGACAAACCAAAGATGCTGCCTGCGATCGACTATGGTTGTTGATGGAACAAAATATAGAATCGTGTCGACTATTGGTCGAACGAGTAGGAGAACTAGATGAAGATCTTAGAATGGTACGACTCAGTAGTGATATACTACCTGTCTACACTGAGCCAACTTGGGGCTGGTTTTGGCGGCTTCCCGATGTTAGAGCATATTGTGAAAGAGGATTTAAGCAGATCGGAGATGTGGCTAGGTCGCGTGGCGTTCGGTTGTCTTTTCATCCTGGCCAGTTTTGCGTGTTGGCATCTGATAATCCAGATATTGTAAATCGATCTATCGAAGAATTTGAATATCACGTTGATATGGCTCGATGGATGGGCTATGGTCAAACGTTTCAGGACTTTAAGATCAACGTTCATATTGCAGGTCGACAAGGCCCGCAGGGCATCGTTAACGCACTAAGTCGTATGACACCCGAGGCTCGTAATACCCTTACAATCGAAAACGATGAAATGACCTGGGGTATTGAACACAGCCTCGAACTAGTTGACCATTGTGCTTTGGTCTTAGACATTCATCATCATTGGATTAAAACTGGAGAATATATTGAACCATCTGACGACCGTGTTAAAAGGGTTATTGATAGTTGGCGTGGTCGGCGTCCTGTCATACATTATAGTGTATCACGGGAAGAGCATCTTAATGATCATCCCAGACACATCCGTCCCGATCTTCGGACGCTACTAGAATCCGGACACAAAAAAGCAAAACTCAGAGCGCATTCAAACTTCTACTGGAACACAGCAGTGAATCAATGGGCACTGAGTTTTAGGGATAACTTCGATATGATGTGCGAAAGCAAGGCTAAGAATCTAGCGTCATTCGCACTATACGAAGAAGCCAAAGGTATTACTTTGCCTGTGGCTTGCGACCGCGAGTTGGTGCTACTTTCTTAACAGTTTCTTTGGCTTTAGCAGTTGTTTTTTTGGCAACTGTTTTAACCTTTTCTGTAACGACCTTTACGTCGGCAGCATCAACCTTACCGTCCTTGTTAACATCTGCAGTTTCTTTAGCACCGCAGACAACATTTTGGACAGCAGCCTTAACATCGGCAGAGTCTACTTTGCCGTCATTGTTTACATCCAATCCTTTGGAACTGCGATTGTAATAAATGAAAGCACCGATAACTGCTACGGCGATTGCTAAAAGTACGATTTCCATGGTTAAATCTCCTTGTGGATTATTTATACGGTAAATATTAGACCATGCTACATTTTATTAAAAGTTTAACAGAAAACACAGACAAAAGAGAATTGTATCAGGAAAAGTTAAAGTTTGATAAAACTGAACTAGAGCCTGTTATGAGCGAAGCCACTATCAAATATCATTACGATGGTTTGGCTGCAAAGTATTCGGAACGCTATAACAAGGGCGAAGGAGATCCCGATTTTAACTACGGCGGTGCTATTTTACACAATATCTTCTTTGCCAATCTAACCCCTCCTAGAGCAGCAAATAAACCCGAGGGGATCAGTAAATCTATCATAGATGATGTCTACGGTAATTTTGATAAGTTTAAAGAAGCCGTTGAAAAAGAGTTTATGGCAGCCCAAGGATCAAATTGGATTTACATGGATACCACAGGCAAACTGCATACTATTCATAATCACGAATACAAAAAAGAAATGAAAATTGCTCTGTTAATCGATGCGTGGGAACATGCATGGGCATTAGACTATCAACAGGATAAAGCCAAATATCTACAAAACATTTGGCGAATTATCAATTGGGAAGTTGTCGATATTAGACTAGGAGTATAAAATGGCATACAGCGATAAAGTAATTGATCACTATGAAAATCCCAGGAACGTTGGATCTTTTGACAAGAGTGATACTGATATCGGTACTGGTATGGTTGGCGCACCTGCTTGCGGTGACGTTATGAAACTACAGATAAAGGTGGATCATGATACAGGTATTATTACAGATGCAAAATTTAAAACGTATGGCTGCGGATCGGCTATCGCGAGCTCGAGCCTCGTTACAGAGTGGGTCAAAGGCATGCACATCGACCAAGCAGGAACAATCAAAAACTCCGAAATCGCCGCAGAACTAGCATTACCCCCAGTAAAGATACATTGTTCAATCCTAGCAGAGGACGCTATCAAAGCGGCCGTAAATGATTACCGTAACAAGCACAGCCAGTAATCAAATAGAAAAATTGCTGGAAAAAAGAGGTAAAGGCAAAGGTATCTCTATAGGCGTAAGAACCACAGGATGTTCTGGACTGGCCTATACTCTAGAATACCTAGACGAAATAAAAAATCTAGAACCTGGATATACAAAGTTATTTGAAAAATTCTGCGTTTATATTAATGAAAGACATCTTCCCTATTTCACAGAACTAGAAATAGATTATGTTAAAAACGGACTGAACGAAGGTTTTGAGTTTCGTAATTCTGCAGAAAAAGATCGTTGCGGCTGCGGCGAAAGTTTTAGAATCTAATGTTTGCCTACAGGCCAGTCTAGACTAGCAGGCATATCCCATATAATTTTACGCTCGGCACCTTTGCGCTGTGCAAATCGTTTGCTATCACAATTAGAGCAACAGTGAAAATAATTGTTGCTTAGTCTTCTATGATCTATATTTTTTAGATCTCTTTCAAATATTTCGTCGCAGTTGTCACAACGAAATTCCACTACTATCTTTTCCCTCAAATAGCAGTGTTCTACACCTAGTTTACTGATCCTAGTGTATTGATTCTTAATTGTTTTTTTATTTAAGAACATAAAGTATTTACATTCGGCTTATAAAATTTATTGGTAAATACTAGTTGAAACCATTTACTAGGGTAAATTATGGCACGTAAAATCATTGATATTGGTGTTGTCGGCAATGACGGCACAGGCGATAGTATTCGCGATTCGTTTAGAAAAGTTAACGACAACTTTAGAGAACTGTATAGTTCGTTAGGTCTTGGGGAAAAACTTACCTTTATTGGCTTAGACGATACTCCGATTTCTTATTCGGGACAGAATGATCCTGCCACAGGCAATACTCCTGTCTTAACTGTTAATAATACAGCCAACGGAATACAATTTAAGAAAATAATGGCCGGTTCTGGTATTGCTTTAGACTTTACCACTAACCCCAATGAAATAACTATTAGTTCTGAATTTTCACAGGTAGTAGGTGATTCCAGTCCTCAACTAGGCGGAGATCTCAGTGCTAGG